CAGGCAGCGCGCAACATTCAAGACAACTTCGCCGACTTCCTGTTTGATCCGTTCCACGCCGGGATCGAAGGGATTCTGACAGACTTTCGGCGCATGGCTTCACAGCTACTCGCCAAACAGATTCTCGGCTCGATCCCCGGATTCAGTGACCTGCTCGCCAATGCAGACGGCAATGTTTTTAACGGCGGTTCCGTCGTTCCCTTCGCCCGCGGTGGCGTGGTTTCGATGCCGACGCTCTTCCCGATGTCGCACGGTATGGGATTGATGGGCGAGGCTGGCCCCGAAGCGGTTATGCCACTCTCGCGCAACGCATCCGGCGAGCTTGGCGTGAAGTCGGGTGGACAGTCTATCAGGATCGTTAACGCCTACAACGACGATCATCTCGCCGACTATCTGCAATCATCCGAAGGGGAGCGGGTGATATTGAATGCGATCTCCCGCAACGCCGGTGTTGTCTCCCGAATGGTTGCAGGGTGAGCTACCCACTCTTCCCCGTCGTGCCTCGAATGCAGGTGAAGGAATCGCTCGCATGGCTTACCGACGTGCATGAGGCTTGGACGGGCGAGGAGTTGCGGGTGAAGCTTCGAGTCGAACCTCGCCGGTACTACGAGATTAGTTTTGTACTGAAGCGGTACGACAAGGCAATCTTGGACGCCGCTCTGTTTGCAAACGTGCTGCATGAGACTGCTACCGTGCCGGATCGTCTTCGATGGTCCCTCCCGATTTGGTGCGACATGCAAAAGCTCGGAGCGGATCTGGCAGCCGGAGTTGGAACGGTGAGCGGAATAGTGACGGCAGGTTACGACTTTCGGGCGGGCGGATTGGTGGCGCTGATTAAGGCGCGGGCGAGTTACGAGTTCAATCGCTTTGCCTGTCTTCGTCCAGAGGATTACGAGCTGATGACGATAGACACATTCGATGCCAACTCGATCACCTTCACCGACACGACTACCAAGGATTTTAATGCTGGATCTTTGCTGCTTCCTGTGCGCGTGGCGCGGCTCGACAGCCCGGTTGACATAGTTGACGCTCTTGGCGGTGCGCAGTCCTACGATGGCACAGCGGCCTTTCAGTGCGAGGTTGCAGAGTGACCGAGCTTTATCAGTCTATTGACGTTCTGATCTTTCGTCGGATCAAGGCGCTCCGACATTCGACCGACTCGGCGTTAGTCCAGATCGGGAATGCTACCGGCAAGGACACACGAGACCGGCGAATGGAAACGCCTGATATGCGACTCAGCCTCGAAGTGACTCTCGTCACCCGCGCCGAAATAGACGACTTCAAAGCGTTCCTCGACACCCGGTGCGGTCGCTTGGTTCCCTTCTGGCTGCCTGCATGGGATTATGAGCTGCATTCCAAGTCAAGTATGGTCTATCCCTCTGCCAATCTGAACTTCGACCGCACGGAATTCGTGGACGCTTATCTTCACTCGGCAGCCCTGCACCACAAGCGGAAGTTCCTCTGGTTCTGGATCAGCGACGCCGATCACTATGCCGACTACATTTCGGCAGCCGCAACCGTGGACGCCGACACCGAGCAGGTCACGATGCACACGGCGGTTGACTACGAATATCCCTTGATCTGCTTTCTGAACTATTGCCGACTCGACGCCGACCGGATCGAGATTGTTTATGAGGGCAACGATCTGGCGCGGTGTGTGTTGCCGGTTAAAATCTTACAGTACGACGCGATCACATGACAGGGCGTAAAATGGAAGTCAAACGAATCCCAATTTCTGAATTCCGCCGATTGGGATACCTACAGGAACTTAATCGCCGATTCCTTCATCCGCTTGGGCTTGCGATAGAGTCGGTTATCAACGAAGACGGTAGCGAATCTCTCGGAGGCGTTTGGGATTATCGGGATGATCCTGAAGGTATGCTCTTTAATCTTGACCTCATAGATACCACAGGGGCAAGCGAACGAGCGCAGAGAATTGATGAAGAGATTGAGTCAAAACGCATTGCCCGTATAAATGCCTGCGGAGCTATTGTGCAGCCGATTAGTATCTCCTTCCCGCTAAAGAGACGGTAAGTGAGCTACGCCGCCAAAGAGACGGGGATCTACACCGGAAACCCGATTGAGCTTTACCGCTTCGCCGATGCAGCCGACGCGGATCTTGCTCTCTATACCTCCGGCGACGTCGAGACCGTTTACAGCGGCAAAACCTACACGCCATACACCATCTCGCGGGGGAACGTGCGGCTCGCAACTGATCTGAACTCCGACGAGTTGATGCTGCGAGTGCCTCGCGATAACGCCGTCGCTGCACTCTTTATCAGCTACTCGCCCCAAGATAGTGTTTGGCTGACGATCTACCGGCTGCATCGTGACGACGGGAACGCGATCACCATCTGGAAGGGGCGCGTTCGAGGCGCGAGCTGGCAGGGAAGTCAGGCAACCTTGGAGTGCGAGCCTCTCTCTGGATTGCTGAAGCGGTATTGTCTGCGAGCCTCGTTCCAAGCACTCTGCAACCACCAGCTCGGAGACGCTCGCTGCACGGTAGATTTCGATGACACCAATGCAGACGGGATGCCGTTTTCGATCCGGGCGGATCTGATCGGGGCGGTTACGATTGGCGCGGTGACCGGCTTGGTCTATCAGTCGGACGATCTGAAGGACTTGGCAGGCGGGGGAGGGTACAAAGATACGTGGTTCACTGGCGGTTTCGCAGTTGACTTGGTCACCGGCGAGCGACGGTTGATCGTTGTTCACGATGGCACTACCGGCAACATCACTCTCTGGCAGGCGTTCAGTGGCGTGGGTGTGGGTGACGAGATAGACGTTTATGCAGGCTGCCCTCGTTCGGCGGACGCATGTGTTGAGCGGTTCGATAACCTCGTCAACTTCGGCGGGTTCCCGGCGATGCCTGCAGTGAATCCGTTTACTCACGCGCAACGTAGGAGCAACTTCAGAAGCCGATGAACTTCCTCGTTCAAGCGATAATCTACATTGCACTCACGGCTTACGACTATTTCAGAAGCTCAGGGCGTGGCCCGCAATCCTTCGATCAGCTCGCACTACCGAAGGTCAACCAAGGCGATCCAATTCCGGTTGTGTTCGGCACGGTCGGAATTGCAAGCCCGACGATCATCTACGCGCAACCGCCATATGTTGTAATGTCCGGGGGGATAGCGCATTACGAAGGCCAGATTTGGTTTGCGCTCTGTCATGGGCCGTTTGTGCAGGCCGAAGATGGACTGGTAAATGTTGACTGTCCCAATCTTGTGCAGGCGGGGTACGGCGAGAGCGGGCAGCAATGGTACAAACAGTCAGACTTCAGCTACCTCGGTAACAATATCGTCACCGATGAGGAAATCGGTAAGCAAACCGGAATCGGAGACGGGGCTTTTAGAACACTCCTTTGCAGGGTTTACGATGGGGACGCCGCTCAGGTATTGGCTGCCCCCCCTGGATTCGCAGGTAATTGGCCGTCTCTTCGGAATGTGATTGTTTTTGTCGGCGGTATCAATGCAGATCATGACACATGGAGCGCGCAGCCAGACTTCCCGCCAATCTCGTTTCTTGTCGCTCGACTGCCGCACAATCTGACTTACTCGGGGGCTGACGACCAGTACAAGATCAAGGGCGGTTTCAACTTCCTCGACGGCACGGCAACCATGGTTGGCGGATGGAATGCAAATCCCGCAGAGATCCTTTACGAGATTCTGACTAATCAGGTTTGGGGCTTGGCGCTTCCGTCGAGCATGATAGATATACCGTCCTTTGTCGCCGCAGGGGAGTACCTGCATACGACCGACGAGCTTGGGTTGAGCCTCTTGTTCGACAAGCAGGAGACAGCCGAGAGCATGATCCGCACGGTACTGGAGCATATCGAAGCGGCCCTGTTTGCAGACTTCGCGAACGCGGGAAAATTGACACTCAAGCTCATTAGATCCGGCGAGGCAAGCGCGCTCACGCTCGACCAATCTAATGTGATTTCGCTCGACGAGTTTTCGCGGCCCGCGTGGTTCGATCTGGTAAACGAGGTGAAGGTCGTCTATGCAGCCGGGCGTGAGGTGGTTGATGCTGATGGATTCTGCACCTCATGGAGCTACGCGGACGAGGTTGCAGTCGCTCAAGATCCCGCCATGTTCAGTTTGCAAGGCGGGTTCGTCTCGGCACGGCGAAGCTATCCGGGCGTTAATTACAGCGTCAATGCGAACGAGATAGCAGCTCGCGACCTGAAGGAACTTTCCACGCCTCTCGCCAAAGTGCGGCTGACCGTCAACCGTGAGGCTTACGCCTTGAACCCCGGTAGCGTAGTCACATTGAATTGGGAGCCGCTCGGAATTACCGGATTGAGACTCAGGGTGATAAACCCTGATCGCGGAACTCTTGAAAATGGGCGCATCACGCTTGACTGTATAGAGGATATTTTCGGGCTTGGGACGGCAATCTTTGCCGATCCGCCCGCCACTGAATGGAGCCCGTCAACTACTCCGGCTGAGGGTTGGGGAGCTGATTGGGGCAACAACTGGGGAGGTAGCTGATGGCTTCAGGAACTCTTGATATACTTGGACTGACAGGCAACTACGATCCGGCTGAGGCAGGATGGGACGCCACAATGAACGCAAACCTCCTGCTTATAGATTTGGTTGCTCAGATCAAGGTCATAAGTAGGACCAACACTCCTCCGGGATCTCCCGCCAATGGCAATGTCTATCTCTGCGCCGATGCGCCGACCGGGGCTTGGGCAGGACAGGCGGGGAAACTTGCCGTCTATCGCAGTGGCGGTTGGGTGTTTGTTGCGCCGAAGCAAGGCTGGCTGATCTACGACGCTACCGCCGAATGCGTCTATGTCGGAGGAACCTCCGGCGCTATCAGCGTCAACCATGCGCTGAGGCCAATTAACGCCCCGGTAGCGTTCCCGGTTGTCGTTGATCCGGTTGACAACACCAAGTGGCTACTGATGGACGTGAGCGCCATTGGAGCGGGCGTGAGCCGAACGGTCACATGGCGCAACATGGCAATCACGCCGATGCACGTCGGCGGAGACGCCATGACCGGCACTCTGAACATGGGCGACAATGTCATCCAGCGTGGCAAATTTCTCGACTCAGCTCAGTCTGTCAAAGCGATCAGCACGGTCACTGGTCTCGGAGCGTTCGACCTCCAGCTCGGGAATGTGCAGTCGCTCATTCTTGACGGCAATGTTACCCTCCAGAGCTTTACCGGCTGGCCTGCTACCGGCAACTACGGCGAGTGCATTGTGATACTGACTCAGGGCGGGCTTGGCACATACACTGTCTCGTGGGCAGCGGCGGTGCTCTGGCCGGGAGCGGCTGCCCCTGTTATTACCGCCACGCTCGGCAAAACCGACGTGCTGAAGTTCTGGTCGGTGGACGGCGGAACCACTGTTTACGGCGAAGTCTTAGGTCAAAACTATTGAGGTCTAAATTGAAGCGGTTTCTGATTTTCGTTCTTGCTTTCGGTCTGGCCGGGAGCGCCTTTGCTTTAAGTCCCTCGTCCAATCCGAACGCCTTGAATTATGCACAGGCGCGTCTCTTCGGGGCCCAAGCGTCGCATATCTACTGGTCCGGGCAGGACACGCTCGCTCCTCCCGGGCGGATAGACTCGACCGGTCATGACTCAGTAATGGTAACTGGCAAGCTTCAAGTCGCATGGATCCCGGGGAACGCCGGAACCTACCCGAACTACTCGATATCCGACTCGATGACGGCTTTTTCGCCCAATGCGTTCTGGCTTGAGTTGG